TGATGCTTAGGCTCGAAAAAATCGGACGGCTTAAGGTTAATTGGGAACGCCAAGTTATCACGGATGATAGCACCGAGGAGGTGGCGTTCCGCCGGAATATTGTTCGGAGGAGTCATGGAAGAGAGGGGTTGGGGTTTGTGGGCGTGGGTGCCCGTGGTCAAGATGCTTTGCGTAGGATGCGGTCTAGGTCGGCCTTGCGGTAGTAGGGGACGCTCCGAGGGTTGCGGAGGATGCGGACAGGGAGGGCCATGCCGTCGATGCGGTATTGCACGCCGCGGACGGTGCGCCGGTGCTTGTGGGCATACTCGGAGAGGGTGACCCATCCCTTGGGGGCCTTGAACTTCTCGAGGGCTTCAGCTGCGGCCTTCGCGGCAGGCCAAGACTTGAACCTGGGCGACAGGCGAAAGATGAAGCGGCCTCGGCGGACGGTCTTCTGTTCAGCGTAGCCTGCCTTGACGATGCGGGCGAGCGGCAGGGAGACTCCGGCTCGGGTGTTGTAGCCTAGGAGGCGGACGACCTCCGTGGTCTTGTGCCAGCCTTCGGGTGTGTCGTCGGCGTTAATCGCGGCGACGAGGGCGTGGGCATCGAAGCGCTTCATCGGGCCTTCGGGGTGAAGACCTTGAGGTCAGTCGTCCAGACCCAGCGGGAGCCGACGCGGTGGACGAGCCAGACCTTCCAGTCCTTGCCGTCGACCCAGCCGGCGGCGAAACCTGAGCCCCAGCGGGAAGTGGCTAGGCGGTGCGACGCGTAAGCCATGGCATCCTTCTGGCAGAGACAGCCGGCGGAGAAAGCGGCGCCGCCTTCGGCTTTGGTCAAGTTAACCTGGGCGAGCGTGTGCGTGTGTCCGTGGATCAGAGCGCCGCCACGGTCGGCGTAGTGCTTACCCTGTTCGGCGGTGGCGTTCAGGCCGTGGGCGTAGCCGTGGATAAAGGCGACCTGACCTAGGCGGTAGACACCCTTCTCGGCGTGGTAAGGCAGGATGGTCTTGGCTCCGCAGCTCTTCGCGGCGGTCTTGATGCGGGCCTCGAGGTCGGCGCAGTAGTCACGCACCAGGGCGGAGCCGGAGGTATGCTGGAGGGCTTGGGCGCGGTGCTCGTGATTGCCCATCAGGTAGACGGTGGGCTTGGTGCGCTCGAGGAAGGCTTCACCGGCCTCGATGTCGGAGATGAGGGACTCGGCGCCTTCGGCATCCTGTCCAGCCCCACGGCGGAGCGATCGGAAGTCGAAGCAGTCGCCGAGGTGGACGCGCACGGTCGGCTTGTAGTCCTTGATGAACTCGACCAGGGCCTCGACGGCGTTCTCGTCAGCCATGTCGCCGTGGTTGTCACCGAAGGCGACGAAGCGGGTGGGGGTGCTCATTAGCGGACGTTGATGTAAGGGATGGGCTTCCCGGCGTCGAAGGCCGCGAGCATCTCGTCACGGCGCTTGCGGGCGGTCTTGAGGTCGCTGGCGATGTTCTCGACGATGTCCTTGCCGCGACGACGCAGGCGGAACCAGTAGCAGTCGCCGAGCTTCTGGAGATGGTGGTTCGGGTTCTCGGTCTTGATGAAGGCGGGGCGGTCGTTGCGTCCGGTGCGGGTATACTTGGGGCAGGCCAGCAGGAAAGCCAAGCGGTCGGGGCTGATGCCGACCTTGTTCGCCCAGCGCAGCGTCTCGGGGTTCATAGTTTCCATGAGCGGGCGAGGTTGCGGCCTTCGGTCATGATCGCGTTACGCGAGGACGGCCTGAAGATATACTCCTGGTCGAACAGGTGGGACGCACGTATCTCGGCGATGCTGTCGAGCTCTTCGTCGTTGGCCGGACCGACCCCAGCGGTGGCGACGTAGATGGTGCGGACCTTCCAGCCCTTCTCCCAGAGGATGTCCTGGCAGACGCGCAGCTCGTTGACGTAGCGCCAATCGGAGCAGACGACCGTCTCGGGGGATGGTTGGTCGTGGTGCTTCATGACCGGGCACCAGTTGGCGAAGTGGCGGGCGAAGACGTCCCGATCCATGCGCCGTGCGAACTTGCCCGCGTGGACGAGGAAGTCGCGGTTATCCACCTTGAAGTCCTCCTTGAAGAAGTCGCCGTCAAGGCCGAGGTAATCCATGTAGTGGTTCGCGGCCTCCTTGAGGGCGTCAGCGAAGTTGATGTGCTCGGCGGGCCGCTGAGACCATTCAAGGATGCCGGATGCGAGCGTGTCCTTGCCCGCCCTGGCGTAGCCTGCGATCAGGACGAGCGTCGGGGCGGACATCGGCGTGGGTGCTTCGGTCACGGGATTAGAAGGGAACGCCTTCGGGCGGCAGCGGCTCTTCGGGGGCGGTCGGCTTCTGGGAGCCGCGCGGGTAGGTCATCTTGTACTTGTACTGAGGCTTACCCTGCCACTCGCCGTTGGCCTCGACCTCGACGCCGACGAGGATAGTCTGGCCGCACGCGGGGGACAGGTACTCCAAATACTCCGCAGGGGTCGCATCCAGACGGATCTCGTTAGTGTACTTCCCGCTGAACTTCCCAACCAACATGGCGAGGGCCTTGCCGTATTTGCTGGAGAAGTTCTTCGACAGGCAGAAGCCCTTGTCGTCGACGAAGAACAGGCGGCAGGACGTGGTGCCGTCCTCCCACTGTTTGACCTTCTCGAACTTGGGCTTGATGAGTTTCAGCTTGTAGGTGCCGTTCGTGCTGATGGAGGTGAGCGGGACGCGGTTGTTATCGGTGGTCATGGTATTAGGCGAAGTTGATATTGGTCGCGGCGCTGGGCTTGGCGGCGATGTCGATGGTGGTGATCTCGGTCTGGTAGCCGGGCCAGTTGCCGGAGGCGGTGCAGTCCTTGTATAGGGTCAGCGCCTTCTCGAAGTCAAACGCGGCGCCGGTCATCAATTCCGGCCCCAGCTCATAAACGGCGTGGGCGTAGGGCGGCTCCTTCTCGACGGCGATGAAGCGGAAGCCAAGGACCCGGCACTTATAGGCGGACTCGACGGCGTGCCGGTAGAAGTAAGCCTGGAGGGCGTACTTGTATTTACGGACGGACTGAAGGAAGCCGTGCGGGCTGGCGTCCTCACACGTTTTCAAGTCGTAGATGTAGCCGTCGTCGGAGATGCCGTCGATGGCGCACTTGACCAGGGTATCGCCGATGAAGGCGGTGAACATGACTTCCGTCTTCGTCAGCACGATGCCGTTCTGCTTCATGCAGGCCGCAGCGGAGTTGGCGACCGCGTCGACGAGGGCACCTTCTTCGGCGGTCAGGATGGCCTTGCCTTCGTTAGCGGTGACAAAGTCCTGCCACGCCTGCTTTCCGTCTTTGGTCCGCTTGTCCACGTCCGGGGCGATGGCGTGGGTGGCGTTGTAGGCGTCGAGCCCTTCGAGGGCCAGCTTGTGGACGGCGGTGCCTACGCGCAGGGCCTTTGAGTCCTCGCGGGTGCGGGCAAGGTAAGCCTGGTAATGGGCGGGGGACTTGAGCAGTTCCTTCGCGCCGGATTGGTTGAGCGCTTGGATGCCGTCATAGATGACGCGTTCGGTGATGAGGTCGGGCATGGGTGTGTTATTGGGTGTTGGTGGGAAAGTCAGAGAAGGGCCATGATCGCGGCGGCCTGATCTGGGCGACGGCGCTGGATGGCGGTCACGCACATGGTCGAGCCCACGGCGAAGCGGGAGCAGGCGACCGGGCGGTTGGCGTAGGTCTTGCACTTGCCGGAGCCGGAGAGGTGCGGGCAACGGGAAGGCAGTTCGGCGTAGGTGCGTCCGACGATCATGAAGACCTCGCCGCGGGCGGCGTAGAATTCGGTCGTGGTCGGGGACGCGTCGATGGGGAGCAGGATGCTCTCACAGCACGCACCCTTGCAAAGTTCGCAGGCCTTGCTCACAGGCTGTCGTCTTCGGGGTTCGCTTCCTCGACGCTGGCCGAGATGCGGCGCACGTCTTCAAGGGCGGACTCGGCGGCGTTCTCCATGGCCTCGAGCGTATTGCGCAGGACGCGCAGCTGGACGACGAGGACGTGGACGCGGTCATGGAGCGGCTTGACCTGGGCGGCTTCGTCGGCGGTCTCGATGTGATCGGTGAAGACCTGAAGCTCGGTGATGGCCGAGCGGTTGAGGTCGGAGAGCGTGATGATGTCGGCGTCGTGCTGTTCATAACGTCCGGCGATGTGCTGGACGGTGGCGAGCGAGCCCGTGATGTTCTCGACGAGGCGCTTGATGTTTTCGCGGTTGGTCATGAGCGAGTCGGCGTGAAGGTAAGTTCCTTTATCTCGCCATTAGGGGCAAGCGTAAAGAAGCGGACGGCGGAGCGGGACAGGGAGGGATAGGTCTTGCGCTTCCACGCGTTGAGGTCGGTCAGGAAGTCGGCGTGTTTGCGGGCGGTGAACTCGACGTAAGGGAACCCGTCCAGGAAGAGCAGCAGCGCGTACTGCTTCGGGACTGTGGCCGCGATCCGTTCGATGCCCTTGGGGACTTCGGCCATCAGAGTTGCCCGGTCTTGGCGCGGTTCCACTTGGCGATGGTGGCGATGCAGCAAGCCTTGGAGATGGCGTCGAACTGGCAGAGCTCAGACTGCATGATGTCATCGAGGACGCGGGCGAGTTCGTTGCCAGCGTATCGCATCTCGGAGATGGTCTTGGCCTGAGCCTCGGCGCGGGCTTCGGCAGCCGACGCGAGGTTCTGGTTGTGGAGGTGCCGCATGGCGGCGTTGACCGGGTCGAAGGGGTCGAAGTCAGGCTTGCTCATTTGGTCAGCGGGCGGGGGGTGGGGGAGAAGGCAGGGGCGGAGGGAGAAGAGGCCGCAGAACGGAAGCCAGAGGCCACGGCGCCGTCGTCGTCGAGGTCGACCGAGATGCCGCACGCGGTCTGGATGGACTGCCGGCGGATGTAGGTGATGGCTCCGCCGATCTGTTGGGCGGTCAGACCCTCGGCCTTGACGAGCAGGGTGCCGAACTCGAAGCGTTCGCCGGAGCTGTGCAGGAAGGCGGTCGAGACGCCGACCTTGCCCTCCTGGCTGACGAGCGTCTGGATCAGAGCGAGGTCGTGGTCGAGCAGCACCGGCTTGATGGCGTCGAGCAGCGCGTCGAGGG